TCAATAGGTGTCCGTTTTTTTATACTTAACACGCCAATCCATATATTTTCCTGAAATAATTCTCTTATCAATTGGTTTCTTAGCATCTTCAGGAATGGCCCAAGCTTTTCCAAACTTCTTTGCATCGGAAATACGTCCATCGTTACACATTGTCTGAACAGTCCTTGGATTTATCCCCCATTTTTTTGCCGTTTCTTTCACAGTGAGATATCCAACTAACATAATAATCTCCTTAAACAACAAAAAACCGCCATCAAGGCGGTCATAATACTCCGGTTACAACTGGCTACCATTTTGCAGGCGCTGTAGCTTTGCGTCATAATCTTTCGATCACATTGCCCCACCAAATACATCTATTATCATACTCGTTTTAACGCCGATTGTCAAGATTTCATTGGATATATTGTATTATTACAAGCAATCTCATATTGTTTTTTATTAATTTTGCACAAAAATAAGCCGGTGAACATCAGGACTCCCATCCCAGCACCCGCAGGCCCACTCTAATAACCTTATTCACTTACACCCTCTGGCAGTAATCCAGACTAATCCATCCAGCACCTGACTTCAATCTACCCCATCCGGCATCTGAGCCTTTTCCGCTCTTAACTTCCATGATGGTGAATACTCTAACTCCTGTACAACTTCCTGTCTTTGCTGTATTGGTTCCAGCACCCTTCCTGATATTCAAATCAGGAATACTCACCTTCACCATAAATGGATAATCTGCATTGCTCATCCCACCTGCAGCACCTTCTGCCACCTCAGGATAAACCTGCTTTCCATTCCAGTCATAAACTTCATATTCCGGATTTTTATCAGCCATAGCTTTTGCATTGGCAAGAATCGTATAATCCCCAAGCTGAGATTTTGCATCCTCCCAACTCTTCCTTACCCTGTAATACTTTACAACATCCGAAGCTTCACCAACCACATCATACTGAGTCAGCTTCCATCTCTCGATAATACTGCAAAGCTTATCGACATAGGTTAATGAAGTCGCATACCCACCATTCTTGATGATCTGCACCGCCTTCTTATAATCCGTACATCCTTTCAAGCCATCATATCTAAGCTTGCTGCCATTCTTGGCTCCAAGCAGATACGCACTATGGTCTGCAATGGAATCTTCCACACAGCTATATCTTCTGAAATCAGCAGTGATAGTCACATAGCTTCCATCAGCGTTCTGCTCCTTGGTCTTCATGGTATAAACAGAGCTGCCATCCCAAGTAGAACCACCCCAGGTATTACCGGAAAGAGATTTCTTCATACCAAAGCAGTTATTCGCCCCCTGAGCAAGTTCGCTCTTACCATAACCACTTTCCAGAATAAACTGAGCCATAGAAACTGATGCAAGAATTCCTGACTTCTTCTGATCAGCAGTAAAAAGTGCACCAACCTTTGCAATCGCCTGTGCCGCCGTCAGATTCTGAAACTCTCTCGCCTGCATCCCTGAAGGAATTGCTTCTGCTTCTCCACCGCTAAGTCTCGCTGTAACCTTCGCAGCCAAATCACCCAGTCTTGCATAAAGCCAGTTTCCCGGACAGCTCTTATTGGCAAACCATCTGTGAACCGTGATGAGCATTTCATCCTCCTTCGGCTGATAGCTCAAAGACTTGTCCTTATCTCCAAACCAAAGCAGTTTCTTCTTGCCATTTCTCTGGCAGATATCCACGCACAATTCAATCAGCCTGTCATAGACCACCTCATTCATGGCATACGGCTCCATCTTACCGGAAGCGCACTCAATGGTAATCGCTCTTTGGTCATTCTCGTTGCTTGAAGTACACCAAGAACGATTCTTCTCTTCCACATACAGTCCAATTCTGCCATCCTTATCAATGCCATAATTAGAAGAGGCCTGGGTGGATGGTCTGTGAAACCAATCCCTCAAGCCTTCTGCGCTGCACTGTCCTACAACACAGTGCGGCGATATTCTGTCAATTATCTTTGTTCTCTGTCCGGAATGATTCGGACTAAGCAGCGTAAACGCCACCAAAGGACTATTCGTATACCCCATAATCACTCACCATCCTTATCCTCTTCACTGCGATCATGCAGCTGCTCCAGCACCTTCTTGAGTTTCTCCGGAATCGGCAACCCCAAATGTCCTGCATTCTCAAGCAAAGAAATCCCCTCATTGCTGAGATAGAAAAAGATCACTGCCGTTCTCAAAATAGAACCATTACCGATGACCTGCACATCCAAAACATTTGCAATCCCTACCAGCATAAAAATCAGTACCTTTCTGCAGATTCCCTTGAATCCAACCTCAGAAGAAAGCTTCTTATCGGAAATCGCACACATAATTCCCGTGATGTAATCCGCCGCCACAAATAAAAGCAATGCCAGAATCAAACCATCACATCCTCCCAGGAAGTAGCCAAGCCAGCCCCCAATCCCGGTAAACACAAGCTGCACCATACTCCAAAACTCTTTCATATCCTCTCATCCTCCTTAAAATGTGTATAGAAAAAGCAGCTACCCATCTTAGAGCAACTGCCTCATCCCAAAATGTTATCCCTATCAGCTATCCACTTCCGTCAGCTCATAGGTAATCTTCATTGTCTTATCCGTTGTCTTCACCACGGCAGTACTTAAGTTATTGATACTGGCCAGATACGGTGTCAACAGAAAGCACATTCTGTAATCCGAACCATAGTTACCGCCCCATCCAAAGCAGAATTCCTTGTACTGGAAAAGTGGCGTACCCAGATTCAGAAGCCTTGTACTTCCCACTGTCTGCACCACAGTATCATCCGGCTTAATCTGATAATCCCATCCGATGATCAGATCATTTACCATAAACAGATAATTGGCACAGGTACCGGAACCGGTCTGTGATTTTCCCTCTGACGTAAATCCAAAGGGAATTAAAGTCACATCCGTGGAATTACTGAGATTGATTTTATAAATGCCTGCATCGTCATAAGCTGTCAGATACAGATAGCCATTACGGATAACACCTCTCACAGATCTCTGGGCATAGGTATCCACCTTAAAGCTTCCAATCGCCTTAAGGCAGGCATTGTACAGTGTCCATACACCTTCTGTCATGGTGTAATCATCCTTCTTAATCTTCACCCAGTACATCTTGGCATCCCCTGAGGAATTTGCCTGATTAGCAAACCCATACCAGTACCCGTCATGCCCGTCCAGAAAATCCCCATAAGGCGTATAGCTTCCAAGGAACTTAAAAGTACTGCAGGGAATGACCTTCTCTTCCAGCAAGTCATTCGTGGTATCGTTCAGTCTGTCATTCAGCCCCAGTGTAAACACCGGAAGCCTTCTCTTATGGATAATCACGGCACTGTCTTGGAATCGCATACTGATTAGGATATTGTTCTCAAAATCCACCTCCACCGCACTGAACAGCTCTGCAAGCTCCTCCACGGTCTGTGTTTCCAGTCTTGTTTCCATGATCTGATAAAAGGCAGCCTTGGAATTCTCCATACTGCCATAAGCTGCCACACCGCCCTGTTTAGAAGTCAGTGCCACCGCAGCAATGGTTCCATTTCCCTGGCTTGGTGTAAACTCCCACACAAACCGGTAACCATTATCAAGCGGCTTACTCTCCGTCAGATTCATGCTTCCCCTAGCCACATCCGCAGTGGCATTGACATCATTGGAGGCATAAGCCACAGGAAGCTTTGCAGTGGATGGATAAATGTTATCCGCATCTTCTGTCAAAGCTTCCGAGTAAAGCAGTATGCCCCCAATCATGTTAGGGCAGATGGGGAGCATGTTGTCATTCCAAAGCAAATGCGTATCATACTCCCCAGCCACAGAATAAAAAATACCCATAGGATTCAATCCCAGGATATGATTTACCGCATTCGTCACCATATTTTCTTCCTGTACTCTTTCCACCACTTCCCCGGTGGCATCATCAATCATCTCGATGACCATATTTCCTTTCAGCTTCATCTTTACCTACCTTTCCACCGGCATTGCAAACGCACCGATTCCAAATCTTCCACGAACCACATCACTGTAGGTTCTCTTCACAAGCTCATCAATCTTCCAGGTGATATTCTCATCAACAGCGGTCATCTGAAGCACCCCACCGACTTTTACTTTCTTAATGGTTTCCTCTATCTTAATCTCACCATCCCAGGCTTCCCCGGCACCCATTGACTGACCCATAATTGCGGCAAGGCAATCACCGTTATCCACCGTAACGATTCCACCTGTTGCTCTGGCATATACATTGAAAATGTTTCTGTAATTCGCCACTAAATTCTCGATGGGATAATACAGCATGATGGAATGCTTTCCGGAATGCCAGGTCTCTTCCGGCTGATGAATCTCGATGATGTTATCATTAAACTCAAAGGTAAAATGAACCACCACCTGACCGTCTTCCTTACAGACTACAGGCAGTTCCACAGATAATGTCTGTTCTTTTGTCTTGCCAATCACAACAGGTTCTTCTGCTGCAACAGCACTATCCGAACTTCCACCGGTTTCATCCACAACATCACTCTCTGCAGCATCCAAAGTGCCGCTATTGCCTGCAGCATTTTCTACAGGTTCTGAATTTCAGACTCTTCTTCTTGAAATTCATATGATCCACATTCGTGATATCATAGATTTCATCCCTGAAAATAATCCTGTGAGTTGTGGAACCAATCTCGGATGCCTTCTGACAGTATCTGATAGTTACCGTCATATTCACATCCTCAACAATAGTTCCGGCTTCTTCCTTTTCCTTGGAGCTTGCCATACCCTCACCACCTATCGTTGCGTGACAGGTATAGAAATCTTCCCAGACATTCTTATGATTGCCGATGACATCCGCCACCACCACATTCTTCTGGAAAGTCACTTTTTCATTCATCAAAGACACATTCAAAGCAATCCCTCCCATCAAAATCCCGGTGTCCGGATTCCAAACAGCAATGCCCGAAGTCCTACCGTAAGTGCCTTATGGTCTGCGTCCTCACGATGCTCATAAAGATAAGCCACCGCATACATCACAGCAATTTTACTCACAGGCTGCTTTTCAAACTCTTCAAGGTCTGTAAACCTTGCCACATCCAAACAAATCTGCTGGCTCTGAACAATGATACCTTCAAGCAGCGCATCATCGTCATCGAAGTCCACCCGCAGATAATTCTTCATTTCTTCCAATGAAACTACTGCCATCAAACATCACCTCACACAAAAGGGAGTCGCATTTCACGACTCCCCACAATCACCAGTTACTTAGGATGAAGAACCACTCTTCTGCTGAAGAACCTTGATAGCCTCAGGAAGGATAAGCTTACCATCGACTCTCTGAGTTCCCATGAATCCCACCTGACCATTCGCAGCATAAAGCTCGGACAGCTTCTTGAAGGTTCTGCCCTGACGGTCTGCAATCCAGTAATACTTGAAATCACCGAATGCGATAGTCTTTGCACCGGCTGCCGCAGTAGGCATGAATGCAGAAGTCTTCACAGGTCTTCCAAGGATCGTGTCCGGAGTACCTGCAACCAGAGAAGGCTGCCATAAATACTGACCGGTAGTATCCTTAAGCTTACGGATCTGCTTCACAGTCGCATCATTCAGTACCCAAACCGCATTCTTACGGTAAGGCGCCTTCAGGCTGTAGAAAAGGTCAATCACCTCATCTGCAGTAATGGCAGTTGCAGAAGCTGCAGTCACACCAACCTCAGCACCACCGGCTGCTGCAAGAATACCAAGCGGCTTGCCCTTGCCATCGCCATTGAAGAAAGATTCTTCCTCTCTTGCACCGATACGTCTTGCAAATTCCTTGGAAATATATGCTTCAAGGTCAAACACGCTATCCGCAAGAAGTTCCTCGGAAACCTTAATCATGGTTCCAAGCTTGTAAGCCCCGATAGATACCTGGCTGAATGCATCATCAGATTCGGTGTAAGCACCTTCCTCATCAACCCAACTTGCAGTACCCTTAGAAGCAACAACCGGAATCTTACGGTCACCGCTGGAAGTCTTGATTACATGTGCAAGAGTACGGAATACGTTCTCTTCCTCAAGTGCTTCCACAAGTGTTCTCTCGAATTCATCAGGCACTAAGTAGCCACCCTCTGAATCGGTACCTTCCTGAAGTGCATTAAGCACAGAAGGCATAGGAGCCTTAACTCTCATCGCATTCCAGAACGAACCCTTATACTCATCAGAAGCACGTCCTGTCTTTTCAACTTCATCTTTTCCCATCTTTGCACCCGGCTTTCCGGTAAGTGGAGTGCTTGTAGCCTTAGAAAGCTCTGCATCAATCGCAGCCTGTCTCTCAAGTCTCTCGATTTCCTTACCTAAATTCATAACATCCTGTTCCATCTTGTCGTAGGTTGCAGTGTCTTCCTCGGAGAGCATACCGTCTGCACCTCTCTTGGCATCAAGAAACTGCTTTGCAGCATCCCAAGCCTTTGCTCTTTTTTCTCTAAGTTCTAAAATCTTACTCATTGTTCGTTTCCTCCCTTAATGTGATAACAATCTAAGTCTCTTCTCCAGCTGATCTACCGGAGTACGCTTCTCTACTGGTTTCTTAGGTGGAATCAGTTTGGAAAGCATGGAATTCATAACCGCCTGTCTTGAAAACATCACAGGAGCACTCATCTCATCACTAACAGCCATTCCCTCACCAGCATCATTAGTTACATCACCCTGTCCATCGCTGAACAGGATCTTATCTGCAAAGCCAAGCTCAACTGCTTTTTTCGCATTGAACCAGCTCTCAGCATCCATAAGCTTTGAAATCTTGTCTCTTGCAAGACCCGTCTTGATCTCATAAGCATTCATAATGGATTCCTTCACTTCATCCAGCATCTTCACCGCTTTCTTCATTTCCTCAGAATCTCCGATTGCGATAGTCGCAGGATTGTGAATCATCATCATTGCAACAGGACTCATTTCCACCGTAGTTCCAGCCATAGCAATCACAGATGCCGCGGAAGCAGCAAGCCCGTCAATCTTAACTGTCACATCGTATGGATAATCCATCAGCATGTTGTAAATCTGAGCCGCAGCAAATACATCACCGCCGGGCGAATTGATCCAGACTGAAATCGGACCTTTACCCATGTTCAGCTCATCTTTGAAAAGCTTTGGAGTCACCTCATCCCCGTACCAGGTTTCATCTGAAATTTCTCCATTCAAAAAGAGCGTCCTCGATTCGAGTTCGCCCTCATCCTGGTTCTGTATCCAGTTCCAAAATTTCCCCTTCATTAACTACCATCCTTTCCAAAGCCCTCAGCACTCAAGTGTTCAAGTACCTTCTCAGCTTTGCTTTTGTTTCTTGTTCTGCCAGGCTGCCCTCTACTCTTCTGATTCTCTTCCGGCTCAGTAGTAGATTCAGATGCACCTGCAGCAAATATTCCTGCATCCGCAAGCTTCGTCATATTTCCATTGATGAGATACAAATCACCACCGGCCTCTTCCGGAATGCGGTCAAGGTTTTCAAGCTCACGGATATCGTTAGCTGACATCCAGCCGTTCTGCCTTGCTGTTGCATAGCCATTCATTCGGCTTTGGTAATCTCCCCTTAACAAACCGTCCACATTGAACTTAAAGAAGTAAGTCTTCTTCTCTTCCTGCGTAAGAAGGGCTCTGACCATAGCCTGCTCCCATCTTGCCACCCAGGGATCCAAAGTATATTTCACAAATTCAAGTGACTGCTGCTCAATATTAGAAAAGCTCGACTTCTCCAAGTCACCGACCATGTGGGACGGTACCCTAAAGATTCGAGCTATCTCATCAATCTGAAATTTTCTTGTTTCCAAAAACTGTGCTTCATTTGGGCTAATGGAAATCGGCGTGTACTTCATTCCCTCTTCCAGAACCGCAACCTTATTGGCATTGGCAGAACCACCAAAGGTTGACTGCCAGCTCTCACGAACCCTTGAAGGATCCTTGATAGTTCCCGGATGCTCCAGCACACCAGACGGAGCTGCACCATTGGCAAAGAACTTTGCTCCATACTCTTCACAGGCAATCGCCATGCCAATGGCATTCTTTGCCATTGCTATAGGTGAATATCCAACCAAGCCATCAAATCCCAAGCCCGGAATATGAAGAACATCGTGTGGCTGCAACCTCACCGTAGAACCCTTCAAAGTATGTGCATCATCCGTACTCATGTTGTACTCATAATAAAGCTGTCCATCCCCATCACGATTCACCGTCATCCTATCCGGCATCAGCGGATACAAAGCAATAATCTCGCCCCTCGCATTTCGGATAATCTGACTGTATGCATTTCCCCACAAAAGCAAATGCGTCATCAAAGTCTCACGGAATACAAAGCTTGTCATTTCCGGATTTGGTTCATCATGGAGCAAAAAATAAAGCGGATGATCCACCGCCTTTTCCTTACCACCATCTGCCGTATATCTGTAAAACTGTAAAGGAAGTCCGGCCACCGCCTCCGACAATATCCTCACACAGGAGTACACCGCCGTCATCTGCATCGCTGTTCTTTCATTTACTCTTTTTCCAGAAGTACTTCCACCCATAAAAAATGAATACGCACTACCCGAAGTCCTGTCTGTGGGAGCATCCCTGCCCCGAAATATGCTGCTTATACTATTGAACAATCCCATATAGCCTCCTTAAAACACCAACAATCCTCTCTCATCGTAAACACTTCCCTGCGGCTCACCCTGATTTCTCAGGCATCTGTCCAGAGCCATAATGGAAGCTACGATTCCATCAATTTTCTCTTTTGACTTCGCCTTGGTAACCTTGATATTTTCCGCAGCATCGGTCTCAATCACCACATTGCCTGCCATCCATCGAAGTACCGGATGACCAGCATGAACAATCTGCCCTTCCATCAGAAGTCTGTAGAACTCCTTGGTCGGCGTACTCATACTTGCAAATCCCTGTCCAAACGGCACCATTGTAAATCCGGCATCTTCTAGATTCTGAATCATATGAGTTGCATTCCATCTGTCCACCGCAATTTCAAGGATGTGATACTTCTCACCCAAGCCACAAATGAACTTCTCAATAAAATCATAGTGAATCACATTTCCTTCTGTAGCCATCAAATGCCCTTGTTTCTCCCATACATCATACGGAACTGAATTCGCCTTCACCCTTTGTGGAATCGTTTCTTCCGGCACCCAAAAGTATGGCACCAGAATATATTTTTCATCCGTATTTCTCGGTGGAAATATAAGTACCAGAGCAGTAATATCTCCTGTACTTGAAAGGTCCAGTCCGGCATAACAGTCTCTTCCCTCCAGCAATCTTATATCAATAGGCTCATTGCCTTTCATAAAGATTGCATCCGGAATCCAGGATGTAGTTGAACTTACCCACATATTCATACGAAGCCATTTGAACGTAATTTCATCGGCCGGGTTCTGCTTTGCCTCGCGATAAGCATCACGAAGTCTTTCGATATCAACGGTATATCCAAGAGAGGGATTTACCTTATACCAGTTTGCTTCATCTTCCCAATCCTCATCATCCTTCAGTCCATAGACCACCGGATAAAATGTCGGATCCACGCGTCTGCCTTCCAAAATATCAATTGCCTTAGTATGTAACTCAAACGCAATCGAATGTCTGTCATTACCAGCAGTCGTGATTATGAAGTGAAGCGGATTCTGACGAGCATCAGAACTATACTTGGTTAATACGTCATATAGCTGGCGATTCGGCTGTGTATGAATTTCATCGAACACAAGTCCCGAAATCGAAAAGCCATGTTTGCTTCCAACCTCCGCTGACAATACCTGATAAAACCCGGCATTACCATAATTGACAATTCGTTTTGTAGCTGACATCAGCTTGCTTCTTTTCATAAGAGCAGGTGACATTTCCACCATCTGCCTTGCCACATCAAATACAATGGATGCCTGCTGCCTGTCTGCAGCTGCACCATACACCTCAGCACTCGGCTCATTATCCGCGTACAATAAATAAAGAGCAATAGCTGCTGCCAGTTCGCTCTTGCCTACCTTCTTACATATTTCAACAAACGCTGTACGGAACTGTCTGTTCCCATCATGCTTTACAATTCCAAAGATATCTCTTATTAACTGCTCCTGCCACGGTAACAACCAGAATCTCTTTCCCGCCCATTTACCCTTCGTATGACACAGATTCTCAATGAAAGTAACTGCCCTGTCTGCTTTCGCCTTATCATAATGGGATGTAGGAAGCATAAATCTTGTGGGCTGATAATTCTTAAGCTTCGGATAATCCTTAGGCCTTATTTCCCTTGCCATTAACTATCACCCCCAAGTAATGCCTCCATCTCATCCTCCGGTTCCTTCGCTTTGCTGTTACCAGCAATAATTCTGCTTCGCGAGGATGGTGTCAATCCAAACTCCGATGCAGCCTGCAACATCAGCTTCTGATTGGTATTTGCAATTCCAACCCAGGGTGTCTGCTGCTGATATCCTTTGTCAGTCTCAAAAGTAGATCCACCGGAGGTAATATGCTCCTGCGCTTCCTTCCATCTTGCATAAGACTGACAATATGCAGCAAACGCTGCCATATCCACTTCTGTAAGAACACCCATCTGATTCATTAGCTCAGCCAAGCGTTCCCATTCCTTCTTTGCTTCCGGCATTAACCAGTCAGGACAAGTAGGCATTCCCTTTGCTGGAACAGGCTCATTCTTATTCAGTTTTCTTTTTCCAGGATTGCCTTCCAGCTTCTTAACTGCTGTGGGCTTTGGCTTTCTTCCTGCCACTGGAATCCCTCCTCCCTCATTTTTTTGCATAATAAAAGGACCATGTATCTCTACACGATCCCACAACTACAAGTCGAAAAAAATACTAGTTTTCTTATTCTGTTTTTCCTTTTTTTGCAATTACTGAAGGCAAAATAAGTGGTTGCTGACCAAATGAAGCTGTAATCTGTCCTATAAGCAGTGAAATTCTACTCATCAATTGAGCAGTAACAAAATCTCCATTTTCTCCGAACTCTTCCGCAAGATTAATTTCTGTCCATTCATGCTCTGCTTTTCGTTCATTAAATTTCAAATCCGCACCAAAAGAAACATTCAATGCGAATAACTCCTCTGGTTCAAACATCAACGTTCTCGTTACAATAATTCTAACGCCGTCCTCATTAGTCATCACTTTCAAATTATCTTGGCATAAGAGCGATAACTCTTGCTCACACTTATTATTTAAATTTTCAATTCTCTTATAACTAACTGTATCCAAAAATATTTCTAATTCAGGTTTGAAATACTCTGAAAGATTCCTAATCATAACGATATCACCTCATCCTTGTAAGTATGTTTAACATTCATAAATGAAATAACTTTCTTACTATTAACTGTAGTTTCATTAACATATCTAGAATTGTCCATTCGAATTGTTTCTGTTAAATCTCTAACACTTTCTGCCAAAGCACGCGTTTGTGACTGATCACTATCTACAAAAGCATATACTGCTTTTTCTACCTCCGCATTTAAAGAACAGCCATCCTTAAACGCACATAACGCAAGTTTCTTGTGAAGTTCTGGTGAAATCCTTACATTAAATGTTCCTTTATATTCTTTCTCTGGATCTTTTCCAACTTCTTTACAAAACTCCAGATAATCATCTACCGCAGAATGAAACTCAACTTCAATGCTAGAAATATCCCCAGCTTCAAAGTCAACATAATCATTAATTCCTTCTATTTTTCCTCTTAGAGTCATCGATTCCGCATCAAATTCAATCTTTGTATGATAACCCTTATACTCCATCATATTGTTCATCATAATTCACCCATCTCCTCTAAACGAGTTGCCAAATCTTTTATTGCACCAATACTCATCTCATCTCCCGGATGAGGTTTATGTAATAAAATAATACGCTGATCACTAGCTCTGTAGAACTTAACTCTTGAGCCAGATGTTTTCCCTTTATTAAATTCCTCAAATCCAAGTTGTGATAACAAGTACTTTGCCTCTGAATAGGTATAATCCTTTGGGCGCAAAGACAACCTTTCTTTGGCTTTATCTATTTTACTCATATAGAAAGCCCTTTCTCTGCAACTACTTTCTAGTTGCATTTTATCATATTTAATCTTTTTGTCAATAGCATGACCTTTTCTGGATAGCAAAAATCACACCCACTATCCTTTGTTATACCAATACCTCCAGGTATTTTTTCATGGTATCTCCACATTTCATCATCTCTGCATATCTCACCAGCCGATTGATATTTCTGTCTTTTCTTCTAAGATAGCTAGTAAGAATTTCTTTTGTTTCTTCAATCCCAACCTTCTCTCGATAAAATACAATATCTACAACAGTTTTTTCGATATCATATATGCGGAAACGATTCGTCCCCTCTTCAATTACGGTGATCCCCAGTTCAAATCTTTCATCTGTATAGTAATACAGATTTACTTCCGGCCAATCCGGCAGAGTTGATACCTTTGCTTTTCTCGGAATTGCTACATCAATGGCATCCGGGCGATAAGTAGACAGCTTATAATACACAGCTGCACTCAGCAGACAAACTACTCCGTCTGGTACAAATGCATAGGCATAGTAGAAATCCGATCCCTCACCATCAAAATTTGCATTTTCATAATACTTTTTATTCAGTTTTATCAGGATCCCCTGGTCAACCATCTGATTGATTTTATAATAGGAAAACCCTTTATCTTTCAGCTCTTGAACTGAAAAAATCATTTGGTCATTGGAAATCTGTGCAGTCTTTGTCATCTTTCTCACCTCAATTCCAGTATATCCAAATTCGTGATGATTATTTAAATATTTTTCGGCATTTTATTGTTTTGCCGAATTTCATTTAAATTATAATAATCATTTCACGATTTGTCAATGGATTTCAGTGAGCTACCCCCATATTCCATTTCGCGACTGCACACGCAACACCCACCCGCCGTTCTATAGAAGACAGGCCTGTAGAGATTTCGATACCCCCTACGTCGTCCTCACAAGCTTCATATCTCTCGCTTTCATGCAAGCACAAAAGCTCGCTCATTCCGCTGCTCGTCCTCTTCCCACGAAGCCTGCTTCGTGGGAACCCTTATTTCCAACGATCTCCACGCTTCGCGTGAATTTGTGAATGACACGACTTACACAACGCAATCAGATTACTACGATCATGTGTTCCACCTTCACTCAACGGCTTCTTGTGATGAATCTCTTCCACCGGAACTGCAAGTCCACGTTCAAGACACAGCTCACAGAACGGATGCTCAGAAGCATACTTATCACGTATCCTCTTCCATTCACGACCATAACGGCGTTTGGTTTGCTTATCTCTACTGAATTTCTCATAGTCACTGTTTACTTTCCTTGCATGCTCCTCACAGTACCGTCCGGTTACTAATGCAGGACAGCCCGGATAAGCACACGGTTTCTTTGGTTTGCTTGGCACTGCTACACCTCCATGCATAGCCAGAGCCCTGAAGGATTTCTCCCTCAAGGCTCTTCTCTATTTGCGCGATAAGCTTTCAAGCGGCTGCCGTGCTTGCACGAGCAGACATTTGAAAGCCAACGTTCATCCAAGGAAGCCATCTTCCTTGGATGCTTTCCGCATTATAACAATAACATATTTACTAACTCTCTTTCTATCACATCAGCTCTCCACTTTCAGAAATCCATCAATTTCTTTCAAAGCCTTGTCATGAAGCCTAAAGGTATGCTGGATACTGTAACCCATATCCACGGATATCTGCTCCCATGTATCAAAACACAAATATCTCTTCTCAAGAATTGTTCTCTCTGCTCTGTTTGCTACCCGCTTAATCATATGCGTGATATCAGCCTTCAAAGAAATCAGTTCATGGATATCGGAATTGATTTCATCCTCCAGTGCAATGATCTTCACAATGGCATCCTCCATCTTATGGATATTTCTGTTTGGACTTCCGGGCATATCTGATATGGTACTTGTTGCTTTGGTTGCCAAGTCACGAAGAGAAGCTACCTGCTCCAGCTTGCTGTTGATATCATTATCAATCTTGTACGCCTGACTCAAATATTCTTTTGCTGTCATAAGCACCTCCGAAAAATATACTCCCTCGGATTGACTCTGATTGCTGTTTATTTACTCTGATTTTCTTCTACCTGCCGAACGCCTGATCTCAGCCTTTACCGCATTGCTCAAAGCTGACTGTGTACGGTTCTTTGACTCCAAAGCCTTCATAACATCTTCATCAATCGTACCTGCAGTGATAATATGCTGAACCACTACTGTCTCAGCTGACTGTTCCTGTCTCCATAATCTCGCTACCGTCTGCTGATAAAGCTCAAGACTCCAGGTAAGCCCGAACCAGATAAGCATATTTCCACCTGCCTGAAGATTAAGCCCATGACCTGCAGATGCAGGATGAATAAGTGCTACAGGAAGCTCTCCCCGATTCCATTTGCGGATACTCTCCTCTGAATCAAGCTTTTCAAAAGGAATCTTCCTCTCAGATAACCTTCTCATTATTCTAGTCAAATCATGTTTGAACCAATACGCAACCATTATCGGTTTCCCATTCGCAGCCTCAATCAAATCCTCCAAAGCATCCAGCTTCTGATCATGTATCTGAATCTCATCTCCATCATCGGAATACACTGCACCATTTGCCATCTGCATCAGCTTACCGGATAGTGCCGCCGCATTTGCCGCTGTCACTTCTCCGCCCTTCAAAGGCAAGAACAAATCCTCTGCCATATTCGAATACAGTTCTTCCTCAGCCTCACTCATATAAACAGGATATTCATTACTGATAAGCTCCGGCATCTTCAAATGATCCAAGGCCTTCATGGAAATCGTAATATCCGATATCTTGTCATAAATCTGTTCCTCTGCACCTTTTCTCAATCTGTAGGAATAAACAATCTGACCATTCATCTGATCCGGCACAAAATAATTCACCCTATACTGACTGATAAATCTTCCAAGCCTCTCGCCCATATCCAGACACTTAAATTCAGCAAAAAGATCCATCAAACCATTGGAAGAAGGTGTACCGGTCAAACCGATTACTCTCTTCACCTTTGGTCTTACCTTCATGAAAGCCTTAAATCGTTTACTGTTCCAGTTTTTAAAGGATGAAAGCTCATCCAGCACCACCATATCGAAATCAAAGGGAACTCCACTCTGTTCTACAAGCCATTGCAGATTTTCTCTGTTAATCACATAGATATCTGCATCTGCTGCCAGAGCCTTCTTCCTATCTGCTGCTGTTCCTAAAACAATCGAATACCTCAGGTGTTTCAAATGCTCCCATTTATGAATTTCATCACTCCAGGTATTTCTTGCCACTCGAAGTGGAGCTACCACCAAGACCTTACTTACCTCAAATCGGTCATACATAAGCTGCTCGATGGCTGTCAACGTAATACTGGTCTTGCCAAGTCCCATTCCAAGTATTACGGCTGCTATCGGATGTCCCAATATATAATTGATTGCATACTGCTGATAATCATGCGGTTTGTATTGCATCTATAATTCCTCCAATCTGTCCCAAATCATCCAGGACAAATACTTTATATCCAAGAGCACGAAGCTGATTATGTCTATGAACCTGAAGCTTTCTTGGTTTCTCTCCGGGAGCCTTCACCTCCACGAACCCGATTTTCCCATCAGGTAATAAAACAATTCGGTCGGGCCAGCCCGAAGAACCGGAATTCCATTTCTCACACAAGCCACCTCGCTTCTTTACCTCTCGAACTAATTTCTGTTCCATATATTTCTCACGCATTGCACGCCTCCATCATTCTTAAAAGGTGTGCAGGTCGAGTACCTCGTTCCGTAAAACTCTCTTAAGCAGATTTTTATTAAATTTCTCTCTATAGAGGCTTTTATGTAGAGAGGTTAACGACCTACACAAAAAGGATTAAAAGTGTATGTCGTGTAGCCATATTCCAGCTTGTAAATTTGAATACAGCCACAACGACCTTCACAATCACTCCAGAAAATCCTGGCCTTCCTTAAGCCTGAGTCCCACGACCTGCACTCCGGTATTCTTGCGAATACGGTTATAGCCAGCCTTGTCCATTGCAGAATAGAAATCTGTGGTACTGCGGATATATTCGCCGTTTTGCATGCAATGTGCTCGATAAGCCTGATACAGCTCGCCAGATTTTTCTTTATATGATGGATCAATTTCACAGCATTCCTCTAAGAACTGACCAAGCCAATCATTATCTTCGCGGTATGCCTTAATCGCTGCTTCCACTACATCCGGAAGATCTGTATGGAATTCCTTATCAATAGCCTTCTTCGCGCCTTCGATAATCCAACTCATAATAGCAGGACCTGCATGCTCGAAAAGGTAATCAGCAAAATTCTTAATGTCGCTCTTACCGATAATTTTTGCGTTAAAAGGAATAACAATCAGTCTGCGCCAGATACCATCGTCATTGGCTCCCACCTTCGGAAGATGATTTGTATAAAGCACCAGCGTATGTGACGGAACAAAGGAAAAGGGATCCTTGTACTTCTTCTCAGCCTGAATTTCATCTGTAGAGCAAAGCTGCTTCACCACTGCGGTATTCAGTCTCATGCCTTCCTCCATCTCTGAAGAAATGATGAGTCTCTTTCCCTTTAGCTCAGCCATCTCCGGTTTCACATTTCTCTTACAGTTCATAGTGAGTGCTTCCGCTGAAAGCTTACCTGCATAATTACCAAGGACTCTGAAAATGGTATTCCAGAAAGTACTCTTACCATTGGCACCACCGCCGTATGCAATAATCATATGCTCCTGATAGACCTTACCGATTGCAGCCATACCAACTGTCTCCTGCACATAATCGATGAGCTTCTGATCCTTACAAAAGAAAAGATTCAAGGCATCCAGCCATATCTGCTTTCCTTCTTCGCCCGGTGAACAGGCTGTAATCTTCGTTATTAAATCCTCAGGATTGTGAGGCTGTTCTCCCGCAAGTCCTTTCCTTAAATCAAAGGTTGCATACGGTGTATTGATGAGATTCTCATCCTTATCCAGATCACTGACTGAAATCGCAAGCATCGGCTTCGCAGTATTTGCAGCAGATACGATGTACTTATAATCACGTCTTTTCTGCACAAATTTCAGATATGTCTGTGCACCCATGAGCATATAAACCAGCGGTAACAGCTGACCATCCACTTCCTTAAGAAGCTCCTTCGGTCCAGCCTGGATAGAAGCCTTCGGAACACCGGCATCCTCTAATGCCTTTTCTAATCTGGCAACCTCGTCCATAGCATCCTGAAGTTGCAGATCTAAGAATTCCTCAACTGCACCAATCGCCAGCTGCTTATCTTCTCTCCAGCAATCCCCATCGAATCTCAGGAAATCTGTCGCACTGGTGTATTTCAGTTCATCGCCATACTCACGCACAAGAACCTTTGCCTGACCAATATCCGAATAATCATCCGGCTTAAGCGAAGTCCCCTCAAAATCTGCATTGTATTCATCAGGCGGAACATATCCCTCCTGTGTAACAATGCTCTTCCTGAAAAACTTTACAGCACTGTTCCAGATAGTCTTAAGCTCAGCAACAGGAAGCGGCGGATCACATTTTCTTGCATGCTCCAGAAAAGCTTCATGAGCTTTATCTGTATCGCCATACTTCTTAAGAATGCGCCCTGCAAATCGACTCATAGTGTTGTTACGACTTCCTTCTAAAATAGGACCGGTACTCTTACCACCCGGCATCTCAGAATCAAAATCCTCCTCTTCGATATCAGAGACCTCCACCTCTTCGTCCACCGTCATCCAGCCTTCGTGGAAAATCACCTCATCACATTCAGCACCAAATATGAATCTTGCTGCATCCAAAGCATTTCCATCAAAAAAGGAATAAGCACTCTGAATTGCTTTCTTCAAATTGGCGTACCTGGAAGCATCCGTTATTTCCGAAATAGGAAAATACATGTGATACCTTGGTCTCGCCGACTTACCTTCCTTATCTAAAAGATGATGGCGGCTCGGTGCCAGCAAGTACTCCACATTCGGAAACAGCTCTTCCAGCTTTTCAGCAGTAATCCAGTCAGCCGGTACTTCTGTGTGGTCATTATCGATATCCATGACAATCACATCTGATCTGATGAAATTCTCAATGCTTCGATAATTCCCTTTGAACTCTGCGCAAACATGGTCCTTCTTCACCGCTTCCTGCAGCTGCTCCGGCGTGACCACCGTCACCTTGTTAGGATAGCTACAGTTCCCGGCTTGACCGACGCAGTTTGCTGTACAAATAGTTACCTGCATATTTCAAACCTCGTTTCTATAAAAGTAAGAACTTACAAGTTCTCCTAACTTCCTAAGCGGGTTTGACCTACACTTTTCCGGTCAGAGTTAAAAATAATTTCAAAAAAAACAGCCAGAGCAGAATCGCTTCCTTTTATAAAGCGAAAAATGCCCTGGCTATTTTCAAAACTTTTTTCAAAAAATATTTCCTCCGACCGGAAAAACAATTTCCAGATGCGCTTAGGAAGATAGAAAGGCAACAAAGCCATTCGGAAAGTGAGGTGCTGCAGATGCAGACAGAAACGATTGATAAAAGCCGGCAGGCCACACCACAGATTGAGGAAGAGCTCATTGATACTCTCATCGCAATCAGCGTAGTAGCCAAACGACTGGCAGCCAATCTTAGACAACAGAATAAAGAAAACGGAGGAACTGAAAATGAGCAAAATGAGTGAATTGTCTCAGGTGCTGGATGAAATGATTGCCTGCGGTGAAGGAATGATCAAAGCCGCAAATACATTAAAAGACATCTTCTCTTCTACAGAAGAAGCTCCGGCAAAGACTGAGACAAAGACAGCTAAGAAGGCAACCAAGCAGGATGCCACAGTGACTGAAGAAGTAAAGCCTGAACCTGCTCCTAACTATACAAAGGAAGATGTTCGCGGAGTACTTGCTTCAAAATCAGCTGCAGGCTTTAAGAAGGAAGTCAAAGAGCTTCTGGAGAAATTCGGAGCCCAGCAGTTAAAGCAGGTTGATCCTAAGGATTATGCAGCTCTTCTTAAGGAAGCAGAGGTGATTGGAAATGTCTAAGCATGCATACCTCTCCGCCTCTGCCAGCCACAGATGGTTAGCCTGTCCGCCAAGCGCAAAGCTCTGTGCCAACATCCCAGATCAAGCATCCGAATATGCACAGCAGGGAACCGATTGCCATGAGCTTTGTGCCTATCTGGTAGAAAAGGCTCTTGGCAGAGAGGTAATCGATCCGACTGAGAATCTTACCTACTACGATGCTGAAATGCAGAACTGCGCTGAGGAATACAGGAACTATGTATTAGAGCAGATTGAAGCAACAAAGGAATTCTGTAAGGATCCGCAGGTCATGATTGAACAGAGACTCGATTTCTCCCGCTGGGTTGAAAACGGCTTCGGAACCGGTGACTGTGTAATCGTAGCTGATGAAGTATTACAGATTATCGATTACAAGCATGGTCTGGGAGTTTTAGTCAGCGCCGGTGATGATGAGCATGGTGGCAACAGCCAGATGATGTGCTACGCCTTGGGTGCTTTGGAAGTATTCGGAGATATCTATGATATCAATCAGATTAAGATGACCATCTTCCAGCCAAGACGTGAAAACATCAGTACCTACACCATCAGCAGAGACGACCTTCTGAAATGGGCCAACGAAGTCCTGGCACCGACTGCCCAGCTTGCATATGTGGGCGAAGGCGAATTCAAAGCCGGTGACCACTGTACCTTCTGCAAGGTAAAGGCAACCTGCCGCAAGCGTGCAGAATACAATCTGGAGCTTGCAAAATATGATTTCGAAATGCCTGCCACACTGGATGATACAGAAATCGCTGCCATCCTTGAAAAGGTAGATGAAATGATTTCCTGGGAAAATGACATCAAGGACTATGCACTAAAACAGGCACAGTCCGGAGTTCACTTCGAAGGCTGGAAGATCGTGGAAGGAAGATCCAACAGAAAATATACAGACGAAGAAGCTGTCGCTTTCAAAGTAAAGGACGCAGGTTTTGATCCGTATGAAAAGAAGCTTCTTGGCGTAACAGCCATGAGTACACTGCTCGGAAAGAAGAAATTCGAAGAGCTTTTAGGTGGGCTTATCTACAAGCCCCCCGGAAAACCCGCATTGGTACCGGAATCAGATAAGAGACCGGCAATGAATACAGCAATAGAAGACTTTAATGAGTAAAAGGAGGACCAATATTATGGCAAAAATTCAGAACCCTACAAAGGTAATCACAGGAGTAAACACACGTTGGAGCTATGCGAATGTATGGGATGCCAAGAGCATCAATGGAGGCGCACCGAAGTACAGCGTTTCCCTCATCATTCCGAAGTCCGACACCGTAACTGTAAACAAGATTAAGGCAGCTATCGAAGCAGCCTATGAGGAAGGTCAGAGCAAGCTCAAAGGTAATGGCAAGAACGTTCCTGCCCTCTCTGTTCTCAAGACACCTCTTCGTGATGGTGATCTGGAGAGACCTGATGACCCTGCTTATGCAAATGCATACTTCATCAACGCCAACAGTGCATCCGCACCTGGCATCGTAGATGCAGACCGTCAGCCTATCCTTGAGAGATCCGAAGTGTATTCCGGAGTATATGGCAGAGCCAGCATTAATCTCTATGCCTTCAACAGCAATGGTAATAAGGGCATTGCCTGCGGTCTCAACAATCTCCAGAAGATTCGTGACGGTGAGCCTCTCGGTGGTAAATCTCGTGCTGAGGATGATTTCGACACTGAGGAAGATGATGATTTCCTCTCCTAATAACTACATGACAACTAAGGCGGTAGGACAAGCCTGCCGCCAATTCAAAGAAAGGTATGGTGAAAAATTATGAAAACAGCTATGGAACTAATTCTGGCAATCGCACTTCTTATTATTTGGGGAAGCACAGGAATATCCTTACTCCTCTCTACTATCCAGGGAATAATCTATGAAAAGAAGCGTGAAAAGCGCGACCTGGAATATCATGCGAAACGCATGAAAAGCTTGCCTGACAAGCAGAACGACTAACTTTTGAACATTTCTATCTCACTATTTAAGAAAGGGCAAGGTGACAACCTATGACAAAAGAATTATTGAATGAATTTATGAATGCACTTATTGATGGAACTCTTTTCGGCATCTGCTTTTGCTTCTGGATGATGATCGTAATAGCGGTATGGCGTTGGTTCCTCGGAATCGTTAAACGATTTCTTCACTGGCTTAATCCAAAATGGTTCAAGCCCAAAACAGAAGAAGCTGACAAGAACTAATCACCAGGCGGCGGTACCTACGAAGTGCCGCTGCCGTTTTTGTAAAGGGAAAAGATTATGATAAAAGAACTGTCAATAGATTTAGAGACCTATAGCGATGTTGATATCTCCAAATGCGGAGCATACAAATACGCTGAGTCTGATCATTTTGAGATCCTTCTCTTCGGCGTTTCTGTTGATAATGGGCCAGTAGTAGTCTATGACCTTACTGCAGGTGATGAAATACCAACAGAAATCCTGGAAGCACTATCTGATGAGAATATAACAAAATGGGCTTTTAACGCCTCCTTCGAAAGAGTCTGTTTGTCCAACTGGCTCCGGAAGCATCATCCCGAATACTTCAAATCTTACAATTCAGAGGATGATCCTGTACACAACTATCTGGATCCATCCTCTTGGAAATGCACAATGATATGGTCTGCCTATATGGGCTTACCACTCTCACTGGAAGGTGTTGGTGCAGTCCTGAAGCTTCAGAATCAGAAAATGAAGGAAGGTAAGGACTTAATCAAATACTTCTGCAGCCCCTGCAAACCTACCAAGGCGAATGGTGGCAGAACCAGAAATCTACCGGAACATGCCCCGGATAAATGGGAAAGCTTCAAATCCTACAATCGCAGAGATGTTGAGGTAGAACTTTCCATCAAACAGAGATTATCTAAATTCCCGGTTCCGGATTCTATATGGAATGAGTATCACATCGATCAGGAAATCAATGACCGGGGAATTATGCTGGATATGGATGTGGTGAAGAATGCAATCGCATTTGATGAAAAATCAAAAACAGAGCTCATGATTGCAATGCAAAACATCACTAATCTGGACAACCCTAACAGCGTTGTTCAGATGAAGCAGTGGCTCTCTGACAATGGCGTGGAGACAGAATCCCTTGGCAAGAAGGATGTTGCCGGGCTGATAAAAGAAACCGATGGTAATATTGCTGAAGCCCTCAAACTCAGACTTCAGCTTGCAAAATCCTCTGTAAAGAAATATCAGGCAATGCAGAATGCCGTCTGTAGAGATGGTCGTGCTCACGGTATGTTCCAGTTTTATGGAGCCAACCGCTCAGGTAGATGGGCCGGACGCTTGATCCAGTTACAGAATCTTCCTCAAAATCATATGTCCGACCTTGCTGAGGCTCGTGAGCTGGTTCGTACCGGTGATTATGATACTATGGATATGCTTTATGATGATATCCCGGATACGTTATCTCAGCTTATTCGTACTGCCTTCATTGCAAGACCAGGATACAAATTCATCGTAAGCGACTACTCTGCCATCGAAGCCAGAGTTCTGGCACATCTTGCAGGTGAAACATGGCGTTCCAAAGTCTTTGCAGAAGGAAAAGATATTTACTGTGCATCAGCGAGTCAGATGTTTGGTGTACCGGTTGAAAAGCACGGTGTAAACTCTCACCTCAGACAAAAAGGAAAAATCGCAGAGCTTGCCCTGGGATATGGCGGATCAGTCGGTGCACTGAAATCCATGGGTGCACTGGAGATGGGATTAACCGAAGAAGAGTTGCAACCACTGGTAAATTCCTGGCGAAATTCAAATCCTATGATTACAGCCTTCTGGTGGGATGTTGATTCTGCAGTCAAGACTGCTATCAAACAGCGTATTCCTATAGAAGTTCGTGACATCAAATTCTTCTACAAGAGTGGCGTGCTTTTCATCAAGCTTCCTTCCGGTCGAATGCTCAGCTATGTAAAACCTCGTATCGGTGAGAATAAATTTGGTGGTGAATCTGTTACCTATGAAGGTATCGGATCTACCAAGAAATGGGAACGGATAGAATCCTATGGTCCGAAGTTCGTAGAGAATATCGTGCAGGCCGTATCCAGAGACCTTCTCTGCTATGCCATGCATGATCTCTCAGACCAGCAGATCTGCGGACATGTCCATGATGAGCTGATCATCGAATGTCCAGCGAGAACTGATGTCAGCAGCATCACATCTGTCATGGGTAAGTCTCCTGACTGGATGCCGAACATCCTGATCAGAGGGGATGGCTACGAGACAAACTTCTATAAAAAAGATTAAAAAGAAAGCGGCTTCCGGTTCACATCACCAGAGGCCGCTTATAT